AGTAGTGTGCTCCACTGAATACATTTTATTTTAATCATGACCTGAGATCTAATTCTTTGCTGTCCCCTACCACCCACCCATTTTGCTGTTATAATTTGTGGTTCTAAAGAACCTTTTGGAATGACCAATTGAATATAATGTGATTTAAAATTTAAATTTAAAATGCCGAATTCATTAGAGGACCATCAATTTATGGAAGTCTAACACCGAACTTCTGAAGGAATGTTCTAGCAGCATCACTAAGACCCCCCTTACCCCACTTCAGCTGCTCTACATCCTTCAGGCTTTTAGCAATCATAGTGGTTTTTTGTGCCATCCATTTGTCTGCAGTCAAGGTGCCATAGCGCTGTCGTAGAGCCTTCTTTAGATACTGAGGGTCCATCAGCCCGTGTTTGACTCTGTAGATTCCAATTGTTAGAGGATAAAATCTGAAGGCTTCCAGAAACATTTCAGTCCCTGGGAAAAATGAAAGGTATATTTCAACCCCATTTGCCCAGTGTATCCCATTGGACTCAGCAATAGGATTGATGATGGTGCTCTGGATTAATTCCTTCTGGGATTCATCTTCATTTTCTTTGAACAGATCTAGCACCCATCTGGCAAGATATCCTGAAAGCCGATGGATGGTAAGATCGTTGTTACCAATTGGGTTGTTCCTGTTTCCAGGAAAATGATTGTTGACAATTTCCACCTGCCAGTCTCCAAATTTAGGAGTAGCTTTCCTCTCCGGTTTACGAGAGAGAGCAGCTTTGGCTTTTGCGGCATTAAGGAAGAAGATCCTAACGGCTGACAAATTGATAGCTTCCCCATGCGCAATTGTAAATGCCAGATACCCTGCATCTGGATCAAATCCATTTGCACCTGTTGATGCGACATCATAAAAGATCAAATCTCCCATCACAATGTAATTGGCCTTATAGCAAAGTATTTAAACAAAATTCTCAAAGTATTCACGTGGAGTACACTACT